CGTAATTGCTATACTAGAAATTATTAACGGTTCAGCATCATTCTAGTTCGCTATGGGATAATGCTGATAAGTCCGTCCCGTAACTGTCATATACGGAAAGATTCGTTTACACGATGTTGGTAGAATGCTTATTTCGAGCCAAGGCCAGACGCTTATCCCGCTGCCCAAGCGTTTCTTTGGGGGCCATCAATCCTGCTTGATAACCGCTAAGGTTTAAAACTAGCCTGTGGCAATCCCACATTAAACACACACATGACATGGCACAACTCACACATAAACCCTTCAGGCAATTAGGAGCTGACAGTCCTAAAGCCCAGAGTGCAAATCACTCTCAGCTATGTCACATTGCGGGCACACTCGACCCGTCATGTTCAATCAATCGAGTCCAACCCAGCCAGTCCGAGACTGTGGTTGCGGAACCTAGGATAATTTCAAATTCTACTGCTGTTTTCGGCGAGCACCATGTACCAATACTTAAGCCAACTCCAACGCAACGCGTGCACAACATTTTAGGTTTTATGAATCGAAAAAGTAAAGCATTTAAAAAATTCTATTTGGAGCCAACAGTAGTCAAAGAAGACGCTCAAGAGATTATCACTACAACAACTAATCATACAACAACCATGGACATGCATAATATTGATCCCCCACGTGTTGAAGCTACAAATGTCTTTAGCGTATTGGTCGATGAAGCAGATGTTTCTGATGACCTTTGCGTTGAGGAAATTGAGGAGCCGATACATGAAATAAAGCCTACTACTCCTCGATTGTTAACGCCAATAGTCGAGTCGATAGTTGAGGACAAGGATCAGTCAATTATTTCCGAAGTCCTAGATGCTACTACTACTAATATGCTCGATGCGATCATGACCATTCCTGATCGTGCTGAGTGTAAGAAACGAGTTTCGTCCTCTAAGGTCATTAGATCCCAAAAGGCCTTGACCCAATTTCTTAAATGTAAGTATTTTATGCGTGCTAGGAACTTGCCTTTGATCAATAGCATGGTCAATGACGCGAGAGTTTGGATGATGAAAGACAATCGAAAGTGTGATACTGACATCGATTACACTATTATGACATCGTCTATCATGGCAGCTTACATGATACAACGCGAGGAACTTGAGTTTAGAGCATTGCTCAAGCGACCCGATAATTATCAAAATACCGTCCGCCTGAATAACTTGGTGAACGATGGAAACCTAGGGAAAGTGTCCGTATTAGGCCAGTATGATTATACTGAGAATCTTGCTAGCAAGATTTTGCCTAGTGTAGGACTGCCCTCGGTTAATCTACAATTTTGATACTCCCCACGTCTGAATGACGCTTTTTGTGGTGGCACAACACCAAGAGACTTTTCATCTGGTCACTTAAGCGTGAAAACGGCAGGCGTGGGAACACATGGTACGACAAAATACACGAATTTGTTTACCATGAATGGGCTCATCGAACAATTTTATTTCAACAAATGTGCTTGTAATGAATTTCGCGCTATCACAGGACGACATGCTTTGGGTGCTATCAAAGGCTTCGATAATAAAAACCAATTGTTAACGCAGTTGAGAAACGAAGTAGCTGATTGTGCTAAAGTAATACAACCGTTCGTCCATGGTAGATGCCCACATAATACTATCGTGCAAAATACTAGACCCGGAATACGCCAACGGTACATCAAC